CACACACCCACTACGGGAAGAAAACTCACAGTCGCCTCCAGATCTCGAGGTCGCCATACCCCTCGGCAAGCACCTCGGTAAGGGTCTGCAGCATCACGCAGCCCACCGGGCCACGAGCAGACTCGTAGCCATTCGCATGCAGCACGTACAGCTTGCCCTGCACGTCGATCATCACGCCCACATGCCGGCCACTGCGCCCGCGCATGAGCACGATGTCATCGGCTTGCGCCGGCTCCTGCACGCAGCGCCAGCCGTGGTGCTTGACGATCTGCTGCATGGCGCGCACGTTGGTGTCGGTGCCGACATACACCTCCGGCAGATCCAGCCCGTAGCGCAGGAGAAAGACATCCCGCACCAGCCCCCAGCAGTTGAAGGCGTGCGGCCCCATTGCGCCGCTGCGCCATGGCTTGCCGATGTAGTCGTAGGCCCAGTGTTTCATCGCGCGTATAGCCCCGGGTATTCGGTCACCTTGAACGTCAGCTTGGGGATCGCGATGTTCACCGGATCACCGAAGCTGGCACGCAGTACGACGTGCGTGTCAGCCACACGCACGCGGTCAAGCTCGAGCTTCATCGTCGGCAGCCTGGCCGGGCCCGTCAGGTCGTTGCTCGCGTAGAGCCGCTCGATCAGTGTCCAGGGCTCAAGCGAGTTGCGCGCCGCCTTCAGAGCCTCACTGACCAAGCCACTGACGTTGCTGATCGTCAGCGACACCTCAGGGGTGGCGGCGACGTCTGACTCTTCCGGCGGCGTCGGCTCTACCGAGGCTGCGAGGAACGTCACGTACGTGCTCGGGTTGATCGGCGCCGTGGCCTCAAGCTGCGCGGTGATCGATTCGTGGTTGCGCACGAAACGCACCGGCGCGCTGAGCGTGGGGTGGTAGAGCTCGAAGGCCGACAGCACCGCATAGGTGACCGGTGCATACGTGGCCGACTGGGCAAGCGCTTCGCTGAGCTGAATGCCTCGGTACTTGGGAAGGTAGGTAGGCATCGATCACCCCGAAAGCGCGCCGGCGCCACGCAGCGTGACGACAGCGTTGACACGCCACACGGCGTCACCGTCCTGCTCGTTGCCCACCTGCTGCCACGCCGGCGTGCCGACGAACTGCCGCACGTGGCTGCCCCCGCTGGGCGCCGTCCAGGACGCTGTGAACCAGGCCGCGCCGTAGCTCAGGTCGTTCTGCCACCAGGCCTGGAAGATGGCGGCCTGAGCCGCGGTGAGCATCCAGGTCACGCGCTGCATCGCCTGGCGATCGCGCTGCGCCAGGCGGGACTCGCGCGGCCCCAGGCCGGGAGAGAAGCGCCGGCGCTCCTCGGCGGTGACCGGCGCCACTTCCGGATTGGGCAAGGTGCTGGGATAGCTCACAGCTTCACTCCCGTGACGGTGGATGTGCCGGCGGCCGAGCCGCGCGCCGCCCAGCGGCCCACGCCGCCGACCGTGCTCGTGCCTGCAGCCTGGCCGCGGTTGGCGAAGGTGCCGGTCGCGGCCGTCGTCGACGTGCCGTAGGACAGGCCCACGTTGTCACTGCGGGCCTGGGCCGTGGACGTGCCGGCCGCCGCGCCCGTGCCCGGCCGGATCGGCACAGCCACGGCCGTGGACGTGCCGGCGGCGCTGCCGGCACGCGCCACGTTGGGCGGGCTGCGGCCGTTCCCTGTGCCCACACCGGCGGCCGTGCCCACTGCCGTCACGATGCTGGGCGCCGGCGGCAGCAGCGCCACGGTGATACCCAGGGACAGCTTCTTGTCGACCTGCGGCGAGGCGCTGCCCAGCAGCGCCGCGGTGACGCCCAGACGCAGCGTCGAGGGCACCGGCGCGACCGTGGTGCCCGTGCCGGTCAGCCGCAGCCGGCCGCTGACACGCCAGTCGGCAATCTGGCCCGGGTTGGCCTCGTAGGGCTCCTCCCACTCGGCCGTCCACCACAGCAACCCCGTGCCCTGGTTGGCCACCTGGGCGGCAAACTGTCGCTTGCCGGCCTCTAGGATGTCCTCGTACCAGTCGTCGACGGCGGCCATCTGCGCTTCCGTCAAGTCCCAGTCCACGCGCACGATCCGCGGTGCCGTCGTGAATAGCCGCCGCGTGCGGCTGTGACCGGCCGCGAATCGCACCGTGGCGAACACCGGAACAAGCTCGATCTCGTGCGGCGCCGAAAGAAACGGCGGCAAGCCGGCAGGCACAGTGAGCTCAGGCAATGCCATAGCCAACCTCCGGATCAATCTCGAATTGCAGGCGCCACACGCGGTTCAACCCCAGCCGGCGGATACGGCCAAGCGCAGGGCCAATCGGATACTCGACGGCGTAGCGGTCTTTCTGCTGGCGCACATACAGCATGCCGTCGCGGATGTACGCGAAGATCACATCGCTGAAGGCGTTGTTGTAGACGCGCTTGTCATCCATGTGCAGCTTGAAGCTAGTGACCCCGACGTAGGTGTCCGTCTGAAACTGCGCAGTCAGCGAGTTGAACCAGTAGAACTTCGTCACGCCCTCGGTCATGTACGCCACCGCTGGCTGGATGTTGGTGTCGAAAGCGAGTGACACCGCGGTGATGCCGGGCGCGGTAGCGATGACCGTCACCGGCGAGCCGCTGACCGGCGACACCTTGACCGTCGAGTCCTCCACGTAGCACTTCCACAGCTGGTAGTCGCGTCCCAGACTCGCATCGTTCAACGCAACGCCGCCGCGCTCGTAGCTGATCATCAGCTCCGTGTCGGTATCTTCTGGTGCCAGAAACTCCGACACCAGCGCTGTATCCGATGCGACTCCCTGCGGCATCACCATGATCAGTGCCGTGCCCAGGCTTGCCGCAGCGTCAACGTCAACACGTTGGTCGATGTCTTCGGGATGTTGGGCGAGAACTCGATCTGATTGCGACTGAACGAACCATTGACGATGATCGCAATGGACTTGATCCCACCGGCCAAATTGCCTTGTGAGATCGAAGCGCTGATCGTGTAGTCCCGATAGAAGGTGCCATTCACATACGACAACATCGACCCTACGCTCATAGAGGCTGCAGTGCCAGAAGGGCCCCCTGATGTGGTGGTACCCAGCGCACCCGTATACGCAGTCGCCTGCGACGGGTTGCCCATGTACTGCCCAGAGTTGTGCAGACTGATCCCGAGTGTCGTGGCAATGCTGAACCAGCGCGCCGTGTAGTTGTACGTCGTCCCGCTGATGTCCACCGTCCCTGTGGAATCAGTCAGCTGCGGGTATGCGGTTAGCCGGTAGGTGACTTGAAGGATCTCACTCGAAAGGACCGTAATGGTAGTGGGCGAGCCACCGCCATCCAGGATGCGCGAGCGCGAGAACAGGGTCGAGGCTGAAGATGCCGACCACCCAAGGCCCAGCTCCGCCATGTTCCCCACGACTGCACCCAGCGCGAATTCATAGGTCGACGTGGCCTGTGTCTCGTAGTTCGGTGAGCCTGCATTGGTCAAGGACTGCGCAATTACGTTGTTAGTCGCAGCGGACTGCGAAACAAGTGCGGTGTCAGTGAACGCCGGGGTAGTAGTGCCGGTACCAATTCGACAGAAGTTGCCCACCGCACCGGCTTGCTGCCCGATGCGATCCATCCCAAGATTGGTGATGAGATTCGGAATCCAATCCGACTCATAACGAACCGACCGATCTGCGCGCAAGATGCGCAGCTTGTAGTCGCCCTTCAAGCCAACTTTGATGCCTACCTTGATGGCGGTCATACGAGAGTGCCTCCAACTGGAACTGACGGAGCAATGTTGATTTCTTCAGGCGGATGGCTGTAGGTGACCAGTGTCTCCACCAGCGTGCCGGACAACGGAATCGACGGGGGAACGTCGAGCAGCTCCGGCGTGACGTGGTTGTACGTGACCAGCACCTCCACCAGCGTGCCGGACTGCGGAGTCGACACCAGAACGTCGAGCAGCTCCGGCGTGACGTGGTTGTAGCTTTGCAGCGTGCTGACCAGCGTCCCAGACAGCGGGATCGACGGCGGCACATCCAGCTCTTCGATCGGCCACTGGATCAGGTACCCACCTACCGGTACCGATACGATCATCTCCAGCAGCTCGATCGGATCGAGCGGGTACAGCCGGCTGGTGTAATAAATCCGCTCCAGCGGCTGCAGCCGCACCTCGCACGTCACACTGACGCGCCAGGCGCCATTGCCCAAGTGCGCCCAGTGCGGTGTGGCGATCATCTTGCGCTGCGCGAACTTCCAGCCCTGCGGCAAGGGCCACACCGCGATGAACCACTTCGTGCCGTAGTTGAGATCGTTCGCCCACCAGGCCGCGAAGATCGCCGCCTCTTCCGCGGCGAACATCCACGTCAAGTCCTGCAGGTACAGCCGCGCACGGTGCCCTGCACGGGTTTCGCGCACGCCCCTCGTCGGCCCAACCACGCGCCGCTCGTCCGCGCGCAGCGGCCCCAGCTCCGGTCCACGCAGGATCGGAGGGTAGACGTGGTGGTTGCCGGCGGCCATTCACTCAGTTGCGCCGCGGCAAGCGGCCCGTCATGTTGACGCCCTGCGACTTGATCGCTTGCGCAGTCGAGCCACCCGTCACGATCTGCCGATTCACCTCGGCCACCACCGCGCGCACCATCAGCTTCATCTCGCGCTCGCCGTTGGGTTTGCGGGTCTCCGTCTGCGTGATCTGCGCGCCGTGGTTCTCGATGACGATCGAAACGTTGCTGCCACTGCCGGCGCCCTGAGCCACGACGCCCAGCGAGCCGTCGGGCCCGCGGCGCAGCGGCATGACAGCCTCCGGCCCAGCCTCGCCCAGCTCGCCCAGGGCCATGCCACCACCCTTCGCGAACTGGAAGATCGTGGGTCGATGGAACACGTCGCCCTTGGCGTACTGCTGCACGCCGCCCTTGAACGCACCGCCGTCAGCGAGAAACAGGCCCAGGTCCTCCATGCCGAAACCGAGACCGGTGCCGAAGCCGCCGCCAGCGAAGTTCCCCAGCCCGAGGCCACTGCCGTTGAAGAGGCTGCCGATCGAGCTGAAGAGACCGCTGATCGAGCCGCCCGAATTCAGCAGCTGCGCGATCCAGCTGCCCAGCGCGCTGACCGCGTCCATCGCGCCACTGCCGAGCTGGCGCAGACCGTCGACCGCCGGGTTGGCCGCGTTGCGCACATCGTCGAACATGCGCTTCGCATTGGTGGCGAGATTGCTGAAGGGGTTGTCCTGCGGCTGGCCACGGTCGCTGCGCGCGAAGTCGCCGGTGGACGTCTCCTTGCGCTGGCCGTAGGCAAGGCCCGCCACCGCCTTGCCGAAGTCGCGGAAGTACGGCGCGATCTGCTGCTGGTAGACCTGCTTGGCCAGCTCATCGCGCATGAAGTTCAACAGGTCGCGGCCGCTCAGCTTGCCGGTCTGCACGAACTTCATCCACATGTCCTGGCCCTTCTGCACGACGCCAGTGATCATGTCGTCGTAGGCCTTCTGCATCGACCGCATCGTGTTCGCCCACTCTTCGGCGTCACGCTTCCACTGCGGGGCCACGCTGCGCGTGGCGATCTGCGCGGCGCGCGCAGACTGCACATCGCGCTGCTCCTGGATGCGCCGCAGATCTTCCTCAAGCTCGGCCACGCGGGCGCGCAGCTTCGGCACGATCGGGTCGTTCTCCGCTGCCTTGTCGATGTCGCGCGTGAGATCGCTGATGGCAAGCTGGGCCTTCTGGATCAAGCCAACATACTTCTCGGCCTCGGCGTTGCGCGCGGTCAGCGCCGCCTGCTCTTCCGGCAGCAGGCGGTCGTACGCGAGCTTGGCGTCCATCTGCCGCTCCTGCAGGTCGACACCTTGCCGCAGCTTCTCGAGCTCCGCATCGAGCGAACGGTCCGCACGGTTGGCCGCACCTTGCTCCTTCAGGTCGGCGATCTTCTTGCGCTGCGCCAGCTCCAGGTCAAGCCGCTTGAGCATCTCGTCGATGGCCACTGCCTCGGCGTTGCCCTTGCTGACCTTGCCCTCCTTGGCCATCTGCCCGCGCAGCGTTTCGAACTTCGTCTTGTAGTCCTGCAGCAGCGCCAGCTCGGCGTCGTACTGCCGCTGGGCCAGGTCCTGCGAGCGCAGCGCATAGCCAGCCTCGGAGATCAGCTTGCCCTCGTGCGACTTGTCGAGCAGCTTCTGCTCGAAGGCGTACATCTCCTTCAGCGTCTTCTCGCGCTCGGCGTACTCACTCTTCAGGTTGCCGGCTACGCTACCGGCAGCTTCGGGCTTGACCGGGCGCACGTTCTCGCCGGTGGGCTTGGGCGCATTGGCCTGCGCATCGGCAGCGCGTGCCACGCCCTCGCTAAAGGTGCGAAGCTCATCCAGAGACTGGCCGATCTGCAGCTTCAGCTTCAGCGCATCGCTGTAGGCCTTCTGCGCGACATCCACCTCACGCTTGGCCTGCACGATGTATGGCAGCTGCTCGGCGTCGACACCGCGCACCGAGGGCTGCGCACGCATCTGCGCCAGCTTGTCCCTTGCGGCGCTGAGCTGCAGCTCCTTCAGGATGATGTCGTTCTCAACGCTCTCCAGCGCCTTCTTGCCGGACGCCTGCGTATCGTTGAAGTCCGACGTCGCCTTCAGGCCCGACAGGGCAAGCCAGTTGTCCTTCGTCTGCTTGACCTGCTGCTGCAGGTTGGCCAGCAGCGCCCGGTTCTGCTCCATCGCGTTGGCCTGCGCGTTGTTCTTCTTGCCAGATGCGGACGCCCAGTACAGGTCCCAGGCCAGCATGCCGCCCACCAGCAGGCCGCCGATGACCGGGATGAAGCCTGCCAGCCCGCGCAGGCCCTTGGCGGCCGCCGAGGCGCCCGCCAGCGCGTTGGCCTCCGTCGCCACGGTATCCGCGGTCTTCGCCGCCGTCAGGCC